GACGAGCTTGATCCATGCGTTGCGGTGGTCCTCGTTCTCGGTGACGAGGATCCGCCGGGCGATGTCCGGGTTGCGCCGGATCTGCTGCTCGACGTGGTCCTTCTCGTCGGGGCGCAGGTGCGCCGCCGAGTTGCGGTCGTCGAGGGTGCGCAGCGCCCGGTCGCGGGCCTCGGCGTTGTTCATACGCCGCACGTCGCCGTAGGCGTCGTTCGGGTTGCGCTGGATGTTCGCCAGCGCCGACTGGACGGCCTGGGGGCGGCGGCGGAAGACCTCCTGCACGGCGCGGTGCTCGTCGATGCGGCTGATGGCCGCGTCGCGGAGCTTCAGGCCGTAGGAGAACGCCTTCTGCTCGTCGGCGGTCTTGTCGCGCAGCTCGCCGGTGGTCTCGTCCTGGTGGATGGAGCGCAGGTGGGCGTCGAGGACCTCCACGAACCGCTGGAGGTCGTCGGGGGTCATGTGGCGGATCTCTTCGGGCGTGGCGTCGCCGATGTCCTCGACGCGCTTGCCGGCCAGGACGGCGGCGATGTCGGTGTCGGTGCTCATTTGAGGATGCCTCTCAGGCGAAGCGCCCCGTCATCGAGGCGCTGGCGGATTAACAGCTGCGCCGCGGCGGCGCTTCCTGGCCGCGCGGATGGTGCGACACCGCCATCCACGCCCAGCGTGGATCGCCCGGTGAAATCTGGGAGGCCGCTGGCGCGGACGGCGGCCTCGAAGGCACCGCTGTCACGCTGGGCGAGCCGGTCGTAGTAGGAGTCGGTCAGCGACCGCATCGCGGCGGTCGAGTCCGGGTTTGCCGGGAAGGTCACCGGGCCGAACTCCATGACGCGCACCTTATTGATGCTGCGCTCGGGGATTCCCTTGGGGTTGTGCGCCGACACGCCGGGCTCGTCGTTCCAGGACTCGCCGGTTACCCGCATCCGCATCGAGGACCCGTAGACGCCGGCCTTCAGGCCGGGCAGAAGGTCACGGTTGTAGGTCGTGTCGAACAGCGACACCTCGCCCACCGGGGAGTCTCGGTCTTCGCGCAGGTCGCCGATGGGTCCGAGGACCTTGTTTCCGATCTGCGGGTCATAGCCGTGGTCGAACAGCACCCGCATCGATGCCCGGTCCTCGGCGATGGTGCCCGCGAACGAGCCGGGAAGGGTGCGCTCCAGGAAGCAGCCCTCCCACATCGAGTCAACCTCGTACCAGGTGTTGAACCGGCTGAATCGGATCTCCAGAGTGCCCAGATCCTCCGGACCCTCGTCGGGCATGTCGCCCTCGTCCGGCGGCATCGAGGCGCGCAGGACGGGCGTCAGGGACAGCGCCCGCACGATCGGCACATCGGGCGACAGATGCATGGCGCTCCCTACTTCTTCGCTGGTGTCGGAACGACCGGCGCCGCGCCGCCGCCGGACTGCTGGAGTTGCACGGACACCCAGTTCGGGTCCTCTTTGAGTAGCGTCATGTCCTCGGCCATCACCGCGGCGACCGCCGATTCGCGGGTGAATCCGCTCTGCGAGAGCTTGACGATGGTGCTCGCCTTCGTGGACTCGATCTCGGCCGCGTCCTTCGCGTCTTCGCGAAGGATCGGCATGTCCTTGGTGTTGGTCCACAGTTCGGCATCGCCGGGCACCCGCACCATCGGCGCCAGCGCGGCGGCAAGGTCGGCGAGCGTCGGGTAAATCCAGGTGTCGGCCCACATGCGGCGGGCCGCGCCGAAGTTGCCCGCGTTGAGGCTGGAGCCCTGTAGACCCTCGGACGCGCCGAGAATCACCGGGTGGACCCGCGACAACATCGAGATCCGGGTCTCGCCGGCGCCCTGGGTCGCCTTGAAGTCGATCTGCTTCAGGTCGGCGCCAACGACCGTGGCGTCCGCTCCGGCGGTCAGGTACAGGGTGCGGTAGGCGTTCTGAAGCCCCGCGTGGCGAGTCTCCATCATGTCGACGAGTTCGGCGAACTGCTCTTTCGACGTCGCCGTCAGGCCCTTGACCACCAGGTTAGGGGTGGCGCCGTTGGCGAAGAACTTCAGCTTGTGGTTCGTCGCCGCGGTGTCGCCCTGGATTTCGCGGATCGCCGGGGTGATCCACGACATGCCGATGCCGGCGGACTCCGGGTCCGGTTGCGGCGACCAGTGCGCCACCTCGTCCGGTAGCAGGAACTCCATCGGATACCGGTTGGCGGCGATGCCGCCGTTGCAGTAGCCGTAGCCGAGCAGTGTTCCGTCGAGGGCATGTGCGGCGTCTTCAGGCTGCTGGTCGGAGCCGTAGACGATGACGACCCAGTCCGGGCGGAGCACCCGCAGGCGCCCCGGGGTGCGGTTGGTGACGTAGGCGTTGCCCGCCAGGCCCTCGTGCCACTCCATGACGTTGATGAGCTGCCCGGTGGTGGCGTTCGGCCACGGCTTCTGCAGCGGGCCCAGCGCCGAGGTGGTGAACGTACGCCCGGCCCGGGCCGACCAGTCGGCGTTGCGGAAACAGAACCGGGCCTGCGACAGCACCGACGCGCGGACCAGTTGTGCCCCGAACGCGGGTGGGCAGGTCCGCAGCGCCGCCATGTAGCCGGGCAGCGTGCTGGAGATTTCCTTGGCCCGGTCGGCGGCGTAGGTGGTGTTCAGCCCGAACGGGTACGCCTGGTTGTTGAACGAGAACTCGTTGGCCGGCAGCAGGAAATCCGACAGCCATGAATCGATCGAGAAGCGCTTCTCGTCACCGCGACCCTGGGCTGCGGCGATCCGGTCTAGCAGGCCCACGGTCACCTCATCCAGATACGAGCGGGCGGGCCTGGCCCGATATGACTACCGGCCGGGCGAAACTGCCGGCTTGCGGCCTTCCTGCCCGCCGACCTTGACCGCGGTCGCGGTCCATGCCATCGCGAGCCACAGCACGGCGAACGCTTTGGCGGTCAGCCAGCCGATGCCGAACAGCAGGCCGGCGAGCAGGGTGAGCACGGTGCGCCAGAAGTGGATCTCGTGCGCCTGCCGGTTGATCTGCTCGACCGGAACCCGGCCGAGCACGTTGTCCATGAGCGTCACGGGTCGCCTCCTAACGCCACGCCGCGAAGAACGGCGCGGTTGACTCGGTCTCCCACATGTTGTCCTCGACCGACTGGCCGAGCGCCGCCAGCGCCAGCACCGCGGCTACCGCGCCGTCGATGAGCTGGCCGTCGCCGCGCTTGGCGAGCTTCAGGTAGTGCGTCGGGAGCAGTTCGTCCTCGCCGGGGCGGATCTTGCGACGCGAGCCCTTGACGATGACCGCGTTCTTCATGTGCCAGGCGAAACGCTCGTGGCCGTCGTGGGTGACCTGGCCGCCGGCGAACGCCGTCGTGAACCGCTCGATCGCCTTGTCCATGCGCTGCTCGACGTTCGTCGGGAACTCGACGATCTGCTTCGGCCAGCGCGCCGACCACGTGTCGAGGTACGACTGCCAGCGGTACGGGTCGGCGAACAGGTAGCCGACCTTGTACGCGCCGAACACGTCCTGAAGGACCCGGTCGACCTCGGGCGCGGGGACCGTCCACGACAGGGCGTCGGTGGGCCGCTCCCAGATCCGCAGGCAGAACAGGCGCCCGTCGGAGTGACGTGCGGCGATCAGCGCGGTCGCGTCCTGGTACTTCGACCCGTCGAAGCCGAGGGCGATCTCGTCGCCGGGCTGCAACTGGTCCTCGCGGGCCATCAGGTCCCAGCGGATCGGATCCACCAGCACCGACTCACCGACGACGATCTCGTTGAGGAAGAATCGGCGCTTGTCGGCCGGCAGATGGCGCTTGGACGCCATCTCGTCCATGATCCGGCCCTTGATGTTCACCCAGCCGCCACGCTCACGGGCCGAATCGCCGTACTGGCGGAGCAGCTCGCGGTAGACGGCGGTCTCGTCCGAGAGATCCTCGACCCGGTGCGGCTCGATCGTGTCGATGAGCACGCGCGGATCGCCGGACTCGGCCGTCACCTGCGCCTCGGAGCCCTCGGTCGGGTCCCAGGCGTTCGTCAACTCGTCCCACGTGCCGTCCATGCCGGCCACGTTGCGCTTCACCGCCGCGGCGACGCGTCGGAAGCCGCCCTGCAAGGTGAACAGGTGCGACTCGGTCATCACGAGGTGGGTCAACGGCGCGCCCAACCGGGCCTTCGCCGACGTCGTCACCGGCTCGATCCGGCCGCCGCCGGGAAGGTCGATGCGGGTCTGGCCGGCATCCATGTTCGGCAGGTCAACCAGCGGACCCATGCGGATCATCGACAACAGCGGACGCCACGTGTTGTCCGTCTGGTCGACGGAGGTGCCGAGGCAGACGATCAGCGGCGTCGGATACGGCCTGCCGACCGGCTCGCCGGCGGCGTCCCAGCCTTCGAACCGCGACGGGCCGAGGGCATTTGCGCAGATCATCGCCGCGCCGAACGGGTCCTTGCCCCACTTCTGGCTGCGGCGCAGCTGCGAACCGAAGTACACGAGGCCGTCCGGCGACGGGTACGGGGCCGCATGCTCGTAAATCCGGTAGCGCTTGAGCAGGAAGCGCCACATCTCGTCCGTCAGGCGGTACTGGCGCCCGGCGTTGTAGCCGTCCGGGATGACGCAGTTCTCTTCGATCCACTCGCCGACGAGAAACCCGAGCGTCGGGTACTCGCCGGGCTCGTTGGGGCCACGCCAGGGCATTTCAGCCCGTCTCGACGGCCCGCAGGCGCGACCGGACGTCCTCGGCGCGGTCGTCGCGCTTCTCGGTGACCTCGTCCGGGGCGATCTGCCACAGCAGCATCCGCATCGCGCGCGGGGTCAGGCCGAGACGGTCCTCCATCGAGGTGGCCTGCGCCATCAGCGCGGCCGTCGCATCCGCCGCCACCGCCGCCACGGCGATCCGGCAATAGCGGGCCACGATCTCGAAGATTTCCTGGTCCGACCACACCACGGCCTGGGGCTTCTGCCACAGGCGCGACCAGTAGGCCAGCTCATCGGGCGATGCCGCGCCGGGCAGCGGCCACATCGGCGTCGGACCCTTGCGGCCACCGGCCGGCAACATCAGCGGGCCAACGCGCGAGTTGCGGCGCACGGGGTTGGTCTTCGGCACCTGCATGTGGCCCCTCCAGCCGCATATTCCGGCCGGTTTATACATAGGAGGCCGAGACTACGGTACGTAGCTGAATGTTAGTTTCGCAAGATCAACCAAGCGTACAGACTTGGGGGACCC